TCCTTCAAAGCTGTGATGTTAGCGTTCAAAGCTGTAATAGAAGCGTGGCCTGATGTAATAGAAGTTGTTGTAGGTCTTTTAGCCATAACTTAGTTTACCTTTAATCCTAATCGTTGAGCATCATCCTTCAACAGTAACAATGCTTCGTTGTCCTCTTCTTCTCGCTCTTTGGCTTGAAGTTTTTTCTTTGCTTGAGATGCGTTATCTTTATCCAGCCATCCTTTCTCAAGTAATAGCTTTGCTGCACTGAAGGAGCTTCTACCACCAGATTTCATTTCTTCAGCTATAGCTTGTATAGCATTAGACTTTACTTTTACTTCTACTTCCTTTCGCCACTTCTTGACAAAGGGTTTGATCTGAGGTGCGTTAGATATTGTCTGCCATATATCCCAAGAACCAAATACTCTCTGAGCAAAATCGTACTCAGTAGGATCATTAGGAACCATAGAGACATACAACAGATGTAGAGAAACGTAAGTTTTATCATCTACCTTTATGTCTTTTTCTTTTGTTGTAAAGATAACATCCGTAGTATCATAGTAGGACAATTCGTAAAATAAACTTTTTGTCCTACATTTTCCATTCGGACCCTTTAGCTGGTTTGTAGAAAACATCATACTATCTAGAAACTTAACTTTGCACCAACTGTAATATCACCAAACTTAAAGTCTTCATCTGAAGATACTTTAGTGTATGTTGTTATACCTTTCCATACGTACTCAGCTTTCCAGTCAACACCATTAAAGATGTCTCCATTGTTTAGGTCTAGTACATCTATAGTTGTCTCTGCAGTAAAAGAAGCTCCGTATGCACCTAAACCCATAGAAGGTGTTACGTCTAGTGCCCATAGTTCTGTTCCTGTTGTGTACGTTAGTTCTGTGTCAGCACCAATAGATAAACCGTAGCCTATATCCATAGCTGTTGCTGATGTTGCCATAGTTGCAAAAACAACTGGTAGTAATAGTTTTTTCATGTTATTTCCCTACAAACACTTTATTTCAGTTACACAATTTAAAGTATACCACAGGACAAAACTAGTGTCAACAGTAAAAATAAAAATATTTATTTTATTCAAAAACCTTGACAGGTGGTGATATTAGTGGTATAATAAATTATCCCTTGGGGATGGGCTATAGTATCTAATACTAAACGTAATCCATCTGCACCAACACCAATATCATATCTTTGTCAGCCTACTTGGGTAAAACCTAGGTAGGCTTTTTGCATTCGTAAAAAACTTATGAGAAAATTTGTTGGCACAATGTACATACAGGCAGGTACACGCACACCCCTGAGCTACCCTTGGCAAGATACAAATATTTTTTTACCCTACCCTAGCAACTTTTGTGATCACAAATGGATTAACTTTAGTAAAACGTGATCACAAATTAAGTTTTCTTTAGTAATTTCGGTTGGGAAATGTGATCACAAATGCTACACCAAAGATAACCCATTGATTTTATTACATTGTATGCCCAGTTCACTAGGTTATGATAGTATATACATTATATATACCAATAGAACATACAGTGAACATACTGACAAACAACAGAACAAAACATGATTTATTAATTTGTTTTAGTTTAAAAACAATAACTTATAAAATAATTGAAAATAATTGTTGCACTAACTTTACTGATTTGGTTTACTGGTGTCAGTCAAAACGACAAGGCTCTAAAACAACTAGGTGCTACCAGTTAACTTGATCCAGCGTCTTTTGACTAACTGAAAGGACTAAGACAACAATACGCTAATATAAACTAACAAAAGGAAAAACGATACGACACAAAGAGTAACACATAATTCGCAATAGCTCATAGCCGTTCAAGTGAGAATACACTAGAGGCAAGCCAATAGGCAAGCAGACAATAAACGTAGATGCTACTAAGTCTGTACAAGAGTTGACTAACTCATAACCACTGAAAAGGTGCTAACCTAATGTTTAATCGAGTGTCTTTTTCTTGGACACAATAGCTGCTAATCTGAGCCAACTCAGACTTATGCTTGACATATGGGCGGTTGTTGTGTCTTGTGAAACAGATAGGAAGGACTAACAATGGCAATACTAACTGAAGGACAAAGGTATGAGCGCAACGGATTGTTCGCTACACCTGAGACTATAGACGATTTAACTGATCAACTTAACAGCCCTGAACAATGGGTTGCTTATGGCTTGACAAATAACTTCTTAGCTAGTGAGTTCAACAAGGTGTTGGACAATCTACAAATAGAGATTGACAAGCTAGAGAAAAAATGCAAGTTCTATAGACAAGCCTATAATGGTGCAGTAGAATTTTACAATATGGAAGAGGACAAAAAATGAAACAATACACAAGAAACATTCTAAAGGTTTACAGCAAGTGTAAGCATGATGAATTACAACATGGGCTTACATGGTACAGGGATGCTAACCAGTGGTGTAATGCTGTAGCTATAGAACACAAGCTACCTTTACATATTGTTGTTGGTGTGGTTGCCGCACTATCACCAACTAACAGGTGGTCAAGGAACTTGATTGACGCTAACAACCTGATAGAAACATTTATAAATGGTGGATATGTTGAGGACTGCAAGGTCTGTACATACAACACAATGCGAGACAAGGCATGGCATATCTTACAGTCAATGCCCCATACACCTGATGACGTAGCATTCATACTCAATGGTGCAAAGATTACAGACTTCTTTAAGTGTATCATGGGTGATGATGTGTGCGTGATTGATGGTCACGCATGGTGCATAGCCAATAACGATAGACGCAAGATGCAGAACGTACCTAGCATAGGTAAGAAGCAAAGGGAACAGCTACAGAAATGCTACTCAAACGCAGCAAAGAAACATGGAATGACAGCATACGAAATGCAAGCTGCAACATGGGTAACTTGGCGCAGACTACATGGGCTTGCATAAGATGGGATACATAAGGGAACTGCCTCATGGCAAATGGGCAGTCTATGATGACAACGACAAGTTAGTTATCATAACAAGAGACAAAAGAATTTGCCAAAATTATATGGACAAACAACAACCAGAAAAGGATTAACCAATGTTTGTATTATTCGCAACTAAACCACTAAACGATGACACTAAAGGCTTTAGGTTCAATATCCTAGGCATCAAGGGTCTAACACGTAAGCGACTATATAAGAAGAGATACGGTATCAACAACGGTACTTGCATGAAAGCCTATCACTTGGGCAAGCGTTCTATCTACTTCGAGACTACGAGTAATAGAACTACAGCAAGACAGTTCAAGCACTTTGCAGGGTAAGTATGAGTGATGTTGAAGCTAAGGGTACAGCGAAGGTTGTACCCATAGAACAGTACTACAATGATATATCTAAGATCATTGATGATGCTGAGTGGATGGGTGATGATGACGTAGTAGAGTTATACTTGCCTGAGAAGGAACAAATAAGAAGACAGATGGATGATGGTGACTTATGGTATCCTAACTTCTAATAGTACCCTGTCTAACGACAGCCCTATTTTACCAACATTTTCTGATTTGTCAAGGAGAAAATATGACTAAAGCATTTGACGTAAAGAACCAATTAATAGTCAGAGACTTATCTAAGAAACTAAACTTGGAAGTAGGTATGAGCACAAGCATAGTTGTCGAACAAGCTATGACTTACTTAAAGGAAGCAATGCAAAAAAGGAATGTTGATAGCATCAAGGCTGCTGAACTTCTTAGATGGTGGCTGAGTGACTTCCAAGATGAGGAGTTAGAATACTTCGAGCTTCGAGTAGACTTAGGAAATCAAGTAAAGGCTGTTGACACAAGGAAGGAGCAACAATGAAAGATTTTTTTACAGAAGCACCAAGAATATTTTATGATGTAGTAGTAAAGTATTCTAATGAAACAAAAGAAAAAGTAACAGCAACAATAGGTGACGAGAGTAGGTACTGTGAGGACATACTTGCTATGTTCAGAGAACCTAACCTTGAGTACGTAAGAATAGAACCTTCAGTATTTTGGAAGAGTAAACGTGAAAGGATGGACTAATGATGTGGATACTAGTGTGGATGCAACTAGTGACTAGCCAAGGTGTAGAACACTATCAGCTAGGCACGTTCACCAAAGAAACAGACTGTCAGGTAGCACTGAAGGAAGCTGTAGTGTTAGTCAACACCAGTGCAGAAATGCTTGCCTGTCTAGAAGTGGATACAAGACAATGAAAGTATATGCTTCCATTGAGAAATGTGACGAGTGTGGTGGCTCTGGAAAAATATCATACGACAAACCAGAGCCTTGGATATGCAGAGATAGTCCACCTTCTTTAGAGGAAGTAACAGAGGATTGCCTAGAGTGTGGTGCTCTAGGTACAGTGCAAGTCATTAACATAGAGGAGAAATGACATGGAAATAATTATAGACGCACCAAACATAGAAGACGCAGAGATGATGGCACGAGCCATTCAAGAACAGACAGGAATAAAAAGAGACTTAATAAAGCTTGACATTGATGATACTTCTGTGGTAGAGGATAATCAAAGGAGTAATTTGTTAGATGAATTGGAAGAATAAAGAAGAGGACAACCACTACGTAGGTAAGGAGCCATGCCCTGAGTGTGGCTCTAAAGATAACCTAGCTAGATATTCTGATGGTCATGGTTGGTGCTTCGGCTGTAACTACAGGGAGCCACCAACAGATCAAGAGGTGATTGAACCTACTGCTGAGGTTGTAAACCTAGAGAAGATGACAGCAGTTTACAGAGCAATGAGGGGTATACAAGATAGCACCTTCAGGTTCTTTAACTGTCACACTTACTTGGATTCAGAGGGTGTAGAGAAATACCAGAACTACATCTACCCCTCTGGTGGTGTAAAGACTAGGTACTTTCCCAAAGATTTTTCTGCAAAAAATTTTAAGGCAGATGAATTGTTTGGTATGAACCTATGGAATGCAGGGTCAGGTAAGAAGGTAACGATAACAGAAGGTGAGCTAGATGCTATGTCAGCATGGCAGATGTGTAACAGCACCAAGTATCCTTCAGCATTCGTGTCCTTACCGTCATCTAATCCATCAAGAAAACTATGGGCTAACGTGAGTAAATGGTTGGATACTTTTGACCAGATAATACTTTCGATAGAGCATGATGATCAAGGGAATGCTGTTGCCCAACGCATAGCCAACCTATTTCCTAACAAGGTCTATCGTGTACAGCATGACAAGTACAAGGATGCCAACGAGTTCTTGCAAGCAGGGGCTAAGTCAGAGTTCTACAATGCTTGGCTACACGCAAAGAAGTACACACCTGAGAATGTACTCAACACACCTGACCAGTTTCTCAAGCTGTACAACACAACAGAGAACCATGTCTACGTACCAACAGGTATATCAGACTTCGATGATCTGTGTATGGGGTTGATGCAAGGACACTTCACCCTGTTCAAGGCACAGACAGGGATAGGTAAGACAGAGTTTATGAGGTACTTGGAGTTCTACATACTAAAGAACTACCCTGACATACCTATTGCTGCTTGGCACATGGAAGAGACTAAGCTTCGTTCATTACTAGGGCTTGTATCTTATGACCTGAAGTCAAACGTAACACGCAAGGACTTGATTGAAGAGAAGGATATGCACGACAAGGTTGAGAAGAGTATCACCAACCTGACAAAGAACGAAAAGTTTTTTCAATTCTTTTTGAATGATGAGGATGATCCTCTTGACATTCTATCTCATATCAGGTATCTGTCTCAGGCGTGTGGTGTTCGATACATATTCTTCGAACCCATACAGGACATAGCAGCCAACACTGGTGGTGATGAGGGCAAGGAGCAATTCCTAGCTGACCTGTCAGTAAGACTATCTAAACTTGCTGCTGAATTAGGAGTAGGTATAATTACTATAGGACATACAAACGATGACGGTCAGGTCAAGTACTGTCGTATGATTGAGCAACGAGCCTCAGTTGTAGTAGAGTTACAGAGAGACAAGATGTCTGAGGATGTAGATGACAGGAACACAACCAAGCTATTAGTTACAAAGAACAGACCAGTAGGTCCAACAGGATATGCAGGTCAGTTGAAGTTCAACCCAGATAGCTTTACATTAGGAGAAAAGTATGGAGAGTATTGACCCATATGCTGCCTTTGCAGCAGTAATATATTTCTTAGGCTGTTTCTTGTATTACGTACACGTTAAGACAATACTATATCTATTGGAAAAAGAACACGAAATGAACAGAACAAAAGTACTAGGTGATAGTATCTTCTGGGTATTCAATGTTCTTATGTTGATGTGGATAGAGTTTACAGGAGAAGATGATGCTGCGTAGAGTTGCAATGGACATAGAGACAGACGCACTTGACGCTACTAAAATCTGGGTTGTCTGTGCTGAGGAAATAAATACAGGACAGAAGTTTGAGTTCTGTAACCTAACAACAATCAAAGAAGAAAGGGATCGCTTTGTTGAGTACTGTAGAGATGTTGACCAGTTTATTTTCCATAATGGTATTGGTTTTGATGTACCAATAATCAACAGACTGATAGGACACACCATTGATTTGGATAAAGTTCTTGATACACTGATTGTTTCTAGGCTGTTCGACTACGGTATCAAAGGTGGTCACAGTCTCAAGGCTTGGGGTATGAGACTAGGAGACTACAAGCTAGACTTCAAAGACTTCTCTAAGTTATCTCAAGAGATGATTGAGTACTGTCACAAAGATGTTACAGTTACAGTACAACTATTTAATAAGCTAAAAAATGTTATCTTATCAGAGGATTGGCAGTACTCTTTAAAGTGTGAACATGACATACAGATACTCTGTGAGCAGATGAAGGACAATGGATTCTATTTCAACAAACAGAAAGCAGAGGATATACTAGATGAAGTACATCAACGGATGGCCTATCTTGAAGATACCTTCCAAGAAGACTTCCCACCTAAGCTTGAGGAAGTCAATCGTATCAAGTACAGAAGGAAAGCAGACGGTTCACTATACGCTAGTGTCACGAAAGCCCAACACGATTACGCAAAGACAGATGTTGTGCAAGGTTCTGACGGTAAGGAACTAGTATGCTACGACTTCATAGACTTCAACCCTGCCTCACCAAAGATGAGAATAGATAGACTATGGGATGCAGGTTGGAAACCAATAGAGAAAACAAAAGGGCATACAGAATATGAAAGAGAACAAAGATCGTGGGGCTAAGTTTGCTAGGTACGGATGGACGTTATCTGAGGCAAACCTTAACACACTACCTGAGACAGCCCCTGCAGGAGGTAAACGTCTAGCAGAGTGGTTGACCCTTGAAGGTAGACGATCCTCACTGGTGGAGTGGCTAGGACATTGTGGTGAAGATTCACGTATTCACGGCAGCTTCACACACATTGGAGCATGGACAGGTAGGATGGCACACAGAAATCCTAACCAAGCTAACATACCTGCAGAGTTTCATGGTGAAGCTAGGACTGCTGTAGAGAAAGTTAAGGACAGGTACGATGGTCAGATGCGTGAGCTATGGTGTGTACCTAAAGGCTGTTACTTGGTAGGTACAGATGCTGAGGGTATCCAGTTACGTGTGCTTGCACACCTGATGAAGTCAGAGGAATACGTACACGCTATCGTGTCAGGCAAGAAGGAAGATGAGACAGACATACACAACCTCAACCGTAAGGCTTTAGGTATGTCACACGTTACTAGAGATATGGCTAAGACTTTTATCTATGCGTTCCTACTTGGGGCAGGTAATGCTAAAGTATCACAGATACTCAAGGTCAACCAGAGAGAAGCAACTCAAGCAGTTGAAAACTTTATGCAATCAATACAAGGGCTTGCTAACTTAAAGAAAAAGATTATACCACACATAGCATCGAAGGGGTGGTTCAAAGGTCTTGATGGACGTAGGGTTGTAGTACCCTCAGAACATAAGACACTGGCAGGTATGCTTCAGAATGGTGAATCAACCATAATGAAACACGCAGCACTCGACTGGGTACACAAAGCCAAGAGACAATGGATAGACTTTAAGCTAGTCACTTGGCCTCACGATGAGTGGCAAACAGAAGTACGTGGACAGATAAAAGATGCTGAGTTACTAGGTGAGATACAAAGACAATCTATTGTTGACACTGGAAAAAAACTTGCTATAATGTGCCCACTAGCAGGATCAACAGACATAGGATACAACTGGAAGGATACTCATTGATAGGAATTTTACTTTTTGCATTGTCACCTGTAATTTATGTCTTGACAATCGAGTTATTAGTTGTTATGTTCAACCATATTGCAAACCAAGAGAAGGAGTAAAGCATTGGCTGATAAACCAAAAACAAAATGGGGCGAGTATAATGGTCAGTTATATTACGCTCGTATCTTCAAAGATAACATGGACGATTCGGACTACCATGAGAAAACTCAAGGTCAGTTCAACGTAGTCTTTGTTCCTGATGAAGATGAATCAATAAGTGATATGTTGTCCAAGGGTTTTCCTGAAACATCTATGGGTAACAAAATGATCAAACCTATTAACGCTGCTGATGGGCGTATGGGTATGAAACTTAAACGTCCTAACGTACACCCATCTGGTATTGATGACTTCGGTGGAGCACCCAAGGTAACTCATGGTCTAACTAACAAGCCTTGGGATTACATTGAGGACGGTGCATTAGGTAATGGTACTAAAGCACGTATCAAAATTTCTATCTACGGTGAGGGTTCAACAGCCTCAGTCAGGTTAGAAAAGGTTGGTATAACTGAACACGTACCTTTTGAAGAGATTGCTGCTGCGGAAGATCGTTGGTAGTTTTGTCCCCCCTAACTGGCAGGGCTTCGGCCCTGTCTTTTTTATAGAGTGTGTCCAATGATCAGACCTATGACGGATGATGAACGGCAACGTGCAATAGAAAAACAAAAAGCAAACACAGGAAAAAAGTGTGTAAGTTGTGGTGGTCCTGCTTTTAAGGATGACTGGTGTAGCTTCTGCTTAGAGGAAGAGTGATGAAACAAGTACTGATTGATGGTGATCCTTTTGCTTATCAGGCTGCAGCTTCTTGTGAAGAAGAAGAGAGTGAGGCAGCTAATGAGAAGCTTGATGAACTCCTTGAGAAAAGTATACAGGCTGTACTGTGGTCACCAAAGGAAGAACAATACCAAGTATTTCTTACAGGTAAAAGTAACTTTAGATATGGTATAGCTATAACTCACGGCTACAAGGCTAACAGAAAAGGTGTAGAGAAACCCAAGCATCTTGCTTCTGTTAGAGAATACATGGTTAAATACTGGGATGCTATTGTGTCTGAGGGAGAGGAAGCAGATGACCTAATAGGTATATGGTCTACCAAAAGAGGTAAGGATGCTATAGTTATATCTGTAGATAAAGATATGATGCAACTTCCTTGTGACCATTACAACCCACGCAAGGGTTCTTATAAAACTGTGTCTGACTTTGATGGTATAAAGTTTTTCTACACACAGGTATTGACTGGTGATTCTTCAGACAACATCAAAGGTATCTATGGCGTTGGTCCTAAGAAAGCTGACAAGATACTGGCTGACTGTAAGACAGAACAAGATATGTACGAGGAATGTGTCAGGGCTTACGGTGGTGATGAAGAGAGAGTTATTGAAAACGGTAGACTACTTTGGCTACGAAGAGAAGAAGAACAGATATGGCAACCACCCAAGTTTACAGATTCAGATCAGGACTAGAAGAACGTAACGCCAAGTACCTGCAAAAGAAACGTGTCAAGTTTGAGTACGAGACATTGAAGATTAAGTGGCAGGACTTACGGTTCAAAACGTATACCCCTGACTTCATATTACCCAATGGTATTATAATAGAGACTAAGGGTAGGTTTACTTTACCAGATAGAAACAAACATCTAAATGTACAGAAACAATACCCACACCTTGACATTAGATTTGTTTTTAGTAACCCTTACCAGAGACTAAACAAAGGAGCTAAGTCTACTTATGCTGACTGGTGTGACTATCACGGTTTTATATTTGCTAAGGAAATAATACCTCACGATTGGATAAAAGAAAGAAAGAAAAAATGACAGTTAAAGTACATCACTATCTGGAAGGTCCAATAGATCAAGGAGACAAGTGGTCTTTGATATGTATGGTTGAAGAAAAAGGTTTAGTCTTTGATGACGAGATATACTTCAAAGATTTCAATGACGCTTATAACTTTATGAATAAGCTCAAGCAATCAACAACACCTATACTACACGAAAAAGAAACTTCCCTTTGGATACATTAAGGCTTGACAATGTTTGACTTTGAAAGTAAAATTAACGCTCTTGTTGAGAACTACGGTCTCTCTTTAATACTAGAACAAAAAGAAATATCTGAGTTTCATGTCATCAAACTACTGGTAGAGAATGACTTGATAGACTTGGATGATTACATTAATTTGGACAATGAATACAAAGCTTGGAAGGAACAGGAAGAGTGATTACACTAGACGATATAAACGCATTTCAGTACTACAATCAAGACCCTCTTGACATGGACAAGTACCAACAACAAGCTGCAACAACAGCTATCTATGATAAGAAACACGCAATCATTTATCCTGCGTTGGGTCTAGCTGCTGAGGCAGGAGAGGTAGCAAACAAAGTAAAGAAGATTATGAGAGATGGTAAGCTTGATCGTGAAGCTATAGCTGACGAGATAGGAGATTGTCTCTGGTATATAGCTGCTCTGTGTAGAGACTTGAATGTTGACATGGAGAACGTAGCTTATAGTAACCTAGAGAAGTTACATGGCAGACAGAAACGAGGAACACTAAGAGGGAATGGGGATAAAAGATGAGCGAGATACTAACAGCAATGTTTATACTTGGTTCAATAATTGTAGGGGCAATATGGGTGGTGACAAGGAGATATGATAAATGAACAACTACTTACCAACTGATTACCAAGCATTCATACACACAAGCAGATACGCTCGTTGGCTAGAAAAGGAACAACGCAGAGAGACTTGGGCTGAGACTGTTGACAGATACATGACCAATGTAGTTATACCTGTTATGGGTAAAGACAGTTTTGTCAGTCAAATAGAAGAAGCAATACTTAACCTAGAGGTTATGCCTAGCATGAGGGCTATGATGACAGCAGGTAAGGCGTTGGAGAGAGACAACACATCAGGCTACAACTGTAGTTACTTACCTGTCGATGACCCTAAGTCCTTTGATGAAGCTATGTTTATCCTGTTGTGTGGCACTGGTGTAGGCTTCTCAGTTGAACGTCAGTATGTGCAGCAACTACCTGATGTACCTGAGCTATACGAAAGCGATACTAAGATCATAGTCAAGGACAGCAAAGAAGGTTGGGCTAAGGCTTTCAGACAGTTGCTTGCTTTACTGTGGGCAGGGGAGATACCTCAGTGGGATGTGTCACAAGTCAGACCTGCAGGTGCTAGACTAAAAACTTTCGGTGGTAGAGCTAGTGGCCCTGCTCCTTTGGTTGACTTGTTTAACTTCTCTATAAAGATATTCAAGGATGCACAAGGACGTAAGCTATCGTCAATAGAGTGTCACGATCTTATGTGTAAGATTGGTGAGGTAGTGGTAGTTGGTGGTGTACGTAGGTCAGCTATGATTAGTCTGTCTAACCTTAGTGATGACCGTATGCGTCACGCTAAGTCAGGAGACTGGTGGACCAACAACCCTCAACGTGCTTTATCTAATAACTCTGTAGCTTACACAGAGAAGCCTGATAGCCTGTCGTTCATGCGTGAGTGGATGGCTCTTGTCGAGTCAGGCAGTGGAGAAAGAGGAGTATTTAATCGTGAAGCGTCAAAGAACCAAGCGTCTAAATATGGTAGGCGTGATCCTGATTGGCAGTTTGGCACTAACCCTTGCAGTGAGATCATACTTAGACCTTACCAGTTCTGCAATCTTACTGAAGTTGTAGTACGTTCAGCAGATAACTATGATGACTTAGCACGTAAGGTTAAGATAGCTACTACACTAGGAACTATACAATCTACCTACACTAAGTTCCCATACCTTCGTAAGCTATGGAAGGACAACACAGAAGAAGAACGTCTTCTTGGTGTGTCTCTGACAGGCATCATGGATAACCCTTTACTGACAAGGAAGAATAGTGGAATATCAAAAACTCTTAACAGCCTTAGAGAAGTTGCAGTGGAAACTAATCTTAATCTGGCTAGTAATCTTGGTATTAATCCTTCTACTGCCATTACGTGCGTTAAACCCAGTGGAACAGTCAGCCAACTCGTTGACAGTGCATCAGGTATACACGCAAGACACAGTAGACATTACATAAGAACTGTAAGAGGTGACAATAAAGACCCACTGACACAGTTTATGAAGGATCAAGGTATCCCTAGTGAACCTTGTGTAATGAAACCTGATCAGACTACAGTGTTTAGTTTTCCTGTCAAGTCACCACCCAACGCTATAGTTACAGATCAACTATCAGCTATAGATCAACTAGAGATGTGGCTTACCTACCAGAGGCATTGGTGTGAGCACAAGCCTAGTGTTACTATCAACGTCAAGAAGGATGAGTGGTTTGAAGTTGGTGCTTTTGTTTACAAGCACTTTGATGAGATGTCAGGTGTATCTTTCTTACCTTACAATGAACACACCTACCAACAAGCACCTTATCAGGACATAACAAAGCATGAGTACAAACAACTTTCTTCTCTCATGCCTAAAAAAATTGACTGGGCCCTCTTGACAGATTACGAAAAAGAGGATATGACTAGCTCAAGTCAGACGTTTGCTTGTAGTGGTGATGTCTGTGAAGTAGTAGATATAGGAGCATAGTATGGATGTATACGTAAGACCCTTCAGGAAAGAAGTCTACAACCAAGTAGACGAACCTTCCAAGAAGGCTTTGATTAAGTACTTAGAGAGCCAAGGACATACGATAGTCAGTTCTGCTGAAGACTACTATGCTGATGTTGTCTCACAGAAGGATGGTGTTACGTACTTCAACGAGGCTGAACGTAAAGCTCAGTGGAAAAGTGACTGGCCTACGTACTGGACTGAGGTAAGAGTACCTGCTAGAAAACGTAGACTTGTTGAGAAGTACAAGGACACTTTGGAAAGTTTATACTTCTATGTATTCAACAAGACCTACGACAAAGCTTGGAAGATCAAAGGTACTCAGATGGTTGATGATATTATCAAGGAAGCTTCTGGTCCTAGGTACAGGATACCTAAGCATGAGACCTTCTATCATATACCTTTTGTTGAAGCAGAGTTAGTAGAAATAAAATGACAAGTGGAGTGACTATGGCAGGTAGTGGTATTTTATGGGTTGACAACCTATTCAATTCTTGTGTATTGTTCTTGGTACAGATAGCTTCATTGCTTGGAGTAACCTATGAAGAACTTAACGTATACTTATTCTGTATCGCATGGCCTATTATCACAGTGTACATGATGTTTAGAATATTGTATTTGAGATGGAAGATAAGATGGCTGAGGACATAATAAATAAACCACCACACTATGGTGATGGTGAGATAGAATGTATAGACTATATGAAGGACAACATGGACACTATGATGTTCATGGGTTACCTTGAGGGTAACTGTAAGAAGTACCTGCACAGATACAGGTACAAAGGCAAACCTGTAGAAGACTTGAAGAAAGCTATGTGGTACTTAGATAGGTTGATACAGGAGATGGAAGGAAAGTAAATGTTTAGTGCTATAATACTAGCCTGTAATATAGAGGCAACACGTTGTCAAACCTTTGGTACACCTAGAGTTATGCACTCTGAAATAGAATGCTACACCTCTTTAGCCAATGGTTTAATCCAAGTAGAAAATCAAGGCTGGGTAGTTAAAAACTTTCATTGTTACGAATGGAAAGAAAAAGAAAGTGTATAAAAAAAGGGGAGCTACTTAGGCTCCCTTACTTCTTTCGTTTCTTTCCTGATGCTGTTGTGGACCAAGATACTCTCTTCGGTCCTTTCTTTTTGGCAGCTTCCTTCTTGGAGATTCTTCCTGCCACCGACTTCGGGCGACAGGCTGGATACGGACGCTTGCTTCCCTTTGCGCTCTTACGTCCACACTTCTTACCAGTCTTAACATCTCGCCAGTCTTCGGCAAACCATTTACCTAAGCCACCCTTAGCCATGTTAGCAACAGGCACACTCTGGGTTACACTTGCGATTTCTTAATGCACACCAAAGTCTTTTCAAATATCTTTTCATTACGATTTCCTTTTCACTCTATTGTCTGCACCCTTCCACTTACCACCTTTTGACTTGTACCATTTAGCTGCCCAAGCATTTGCGTAAGCTGAAGGATATACTTTAAACTTTTTCTTTGCTGCTGCTTTAGCTCTAGACCAAAGAGCAGGGTTAGTTGGTACAGATTTAGCCATTTAATTCACCACTTCTTACATGACCAGTATCGTGCTGTCATCTTATCTTTAGCTGTATCACACTTATGTCTTGCACGAAAAGACTTTCTACGTTTAGGGTTATTCTTTTTGATTGTCATGTTGGCATCACCAAACCTGATAATCTTTTCTTTACCACCCTGACAAGCCTTGACAACAAACTTCTTACCACCAGATACCTGACGTTTAGGGCTGTTACATTTCATCTTTGACTTGTCTATCTTTTTAGAAGCCATAACTACTTCCCGAAAAACTTAGTGGCTGATCTTACAGCGAAGCTACTCGCTACGATTACTCCTAAGGTATAGCTATACCACTGAGGCATGGACTCCAATGCAGCGAAGCCATTTGCTACTGCAGCGTTAGCCCATTCAAATGGTAAAAATGCAAGGATAAGTGGGATTGAAAAAAGCAAAACCAGATACTCGTCTTTCCACGAGTTCTGAGTACCTTGTGCCATTATCTTTTCCCACTCCGCTTCTGACGTAGCGGCTGAGAGCATTATCTGAGCTTCCGCTTCTGCCTTGGCTACCTTCACTTTATTCTGTGCAGCCTTTTCTTCTACCTTACCATTCAACCACGTACCTGCTAATTGTGACACTGGTCCAAGTAATTGTCCTATCATTTTTTATTTCCCATTGCTGTGAAACCAAAGTATGCACCAACCAGAGCAGAAACAGATACGACATAGATGTTAGCTATATCAGCTATTAACATTGCTGCTGTTTCCATGCCAAGTAATGTACAGAGAAAGATACCCATAGGGTAAAGTACCATTCCAGATAGAGCAAACCAAGTCATGTTGCGCTGGGCATCACGCTTCGCATCCTCATCTTCCATCTTTCTACGTCTGTCTTCTAGGTAAATCTCTCGCTCTTCTGCGTCTAGTTTACCGTTCTTATCTAAGTCGTACTCTTCTACCATTATAAATCTACCCAACCCATAGCTACTAATAAACCTAATCCACCACCACATATAAGAAGAAAGATAACTACAACTATAAAGGCTAGTTCAGCATTATCCTTAATGCGTTGAGCTTCTAGTCTTGCTTGTCTTTCTGCTTCTTTTCTTTCCGCAGCAACTTCCCTACGTAGTTTAAGAAGTTCTTGATAAGCACTATAACCCAAAGTGTTAACAATGAACTCTCTCAATTCTTCTTCAGCCTCTTTAGCCTGTTGACGTTTCATAAAAGTGTCAAGTGCTTCTTCGTTTGCACTACTAAAGGGGCTTTGCTTTTTCTTTTCGTGAGCTTTCTTTGCGCTATCTACACTGTCAAAGAAGCCACCTAACTCCCTTGACATGGATGCTATTGTCCTACCTGCACTTATGCCACCCTTGACCAATGCCAATGCGCTGAGTGGATCAATCATAACTAGCCTCTAGGATCTAGCATATCTCTGTGATCACGGTTCATGTACTTTAACTCTGTTTCAAGTAAAGCTATTCTCTGTTTAAGTTCATTAATAGAACTAAAGGAAGCAAGCATAGCAGCCATCTCTTCCCACACCTCATCACTATCTTCCCAAAGTTCTATAATGTCAGACTTACTTTCCTGTACATCACGTTTAAGATTTACTGTATCTTCTACAGCCATGCGACTAGCAAATTGAGATACGCTCTCTTCTAAGGCAGTAATGGTAGCTGCCTGTTGACTGACCCACCAGACACCACCTGCAAGCTGTACAGCCATTGCCATGACTAAAGCTATTGGAAGTTTCATATTATCCATGTCACATCATCTCAAAGTGTGGAGCATCTATAAAAGGTCTGCGTCCTTGTGACCTACGTAAGTCTACGTATGCGTTCATTGCATCTTCTGCAGTTGATGGGTATGTTCTGATGTCTCCTTCAGACCAAGCAGCACCCCACTTCAAAGCAACTGAGTTTTTTCTAGCTGCTTCAGCCATAGCATCACAGATGTCATCGTAAACATTTAGTTC